CGTTAAAGCTACCCCATGTGCAGCAGTACATGATGCAGAGGATGCACGAGGAGTTTGGACTAAGTGCTGTAAGTGCCCTGAACACCACTCGCAGGCTGTCTCAGGGGGCCAAATTAGAGTACGTTCAGCTACAAGCAAGCCAAGATTTGCTGGATAGGGCTGGGTATAAGCCGATAGATAGGAGCCAGGTACAGGTGGCTGGTGATATCAAGGTAAGTATTGACCTAGGCTAAAACATTTGCAGTCAGTCACAGGCATGGGGTGGCCGTGCCAATGAGCTTCTCTGTTTCCAGTGGGTACCTGGATTCAGAGTGGGCTGAGTGTGAAACCTGCATGGGCCTTGGGGAAGTAGAGGATGACGATGCCGAACAATAAAAAGCGACAAACAGAAATCATTTGCGAAATGACAGCAGAGGGATGGAGCGCAAAAGGCATCGCTAAAGAACTAAACCTTAGTTATTCCACAGTCACCAATGCCAGAAGCAGGGGCCGAGACAATGGGCTGCTGCGCAAGATGGAATGTGGATCGCCGCTGTCGCACGGAACTACTTATTATATGCGGCGTGGCTGCATTGGCGACATCGCAGGCGGATTGAGTAGGGACCAGCTAATCTGGCTAGTGAAAGAAGCAGACAAGTACCAATGCACAACGATGGCAGAGATTATCTTAGAGATAGTCAGAGATGCTCATGCCGATGCCATGAGTTGATCGTGCGGGGCGCGTGAAAAATGTTGGCGCATTTGTAGCACGTCCCACCAAAACAAAACCTGTTTGCTAGTTGAGAATAACGCCCCGCCAGAAGTTATTAGCATCGAGCGTGACCCTTGACTAGCAGATATATTTGCTGCACCTATGCAGCATGAAATCATATCTACAGTTACTCCAAGAGAAGTCAGATGAGTACGGCGTGCCGTTGCTAGATGCGTTCAAAGCAGCAAGTGTGCCTACCTCTACGTTCTATCGAACCATCAATGGCAAGACAGAACTCAGGCACAACACAGCATGGAAGGCTATGAAGCAACTTGAAAAACTTCACGCACTTCAACAAGCCCGTGAGCATACCGAAGAACTACGAAGGTCTGGTGCAAGAATTGATCGACGCAAGATCAGAGCGGAGTTTAAGCCAAGAAGCGCTGGCACATAAGATCGGTTGCGCAGTATCGTTGATACACAAATGGGAAACGCACAAGCGTATCCCCTCTGGTTTTATGCTAATGTGTTGGTTGGATTCTCTTGGGTACGAAATCGAAGTTAAAAAAAGGGACAGCGACTTGTGACTCCTGCGAACACAGGGTCCAATACTTTGTTGCTATCCTTAAGAATGGGCATGAGCGTACAACTCAGAAGCACTGGTATGTCTGCCTCGACTGCTATGAGAGGGACATATGGCAAACAAAAATAAGTCTAAAGGATACTATCACGAAAGAAAAATCGTGGAGTGGCTCACGAAGATCGGGATCAAGGCGAAACGCCAGCCCCTCTCCGGAGCGTTGGGAGGAGAGTATCGAGGGGACATCAAGCTCGAACTCCTGGGACACGAACTGGTAGGCGAGATCAAGTACAGAGATAAGTCTGGCTTTCCTAGTCCGTTCACTGTCCTCGATAGCCGAGACATGGCTATCTATAAGCGGCGCACGGGAGAGCCGCAAACAATCGTCATCATCAAAGGTGATATCTTTGAAATGCTAATGGAGAACCAGCATGACACAGAACGAAATGATCCTGGCACATCTTAAAACTGGTGCCGAGCTTACACCTATCGAAGCATTGAATAAGTTTGGCAGCTTTAGATTAGCTGGCCGAATCTATGAACTCAAAGAAGATGGCTGGCCTATTGTCTGCGACCGACGAGATGTTGGTGAGGGCAAGTACGTTGGACACTACAGCTTGGTCAACAACAAAGATTTGTGGCCTGATGTTTGATTAGCTGATAAAAAAAGGGACGCTCTTCTGGGAGGAATAGAGCGCCCCTTTGAGTCATACAGTCATGGCGGAGAACCAATGACAAAGGCAGGAAGAACCTTATGCAACACGATCTTACACTAGACATTGCACTAATGCCAATAGGAAATTCTACTGCAAAAGTAGTTCTTATTGCGTTATCTATTTACTGCAATGCTAAAGGTGAGTGCTTTCCCTCTCAGCATAAGCTGTCTGAAGACACGCTCATACCTATCAGGACTGTTGCTCGAGCAATCTACTGGCTTGAAGAGCATCAGTTTATTCGTGTCGTTAGACGCCCAAACAAACCCAACTTCTATGTAATCACTTCGATGGAGGAAGATATGACTGACAAAAATGGATATGCCAAAATGGCATCCGAAGAAGTAAGTAATATTACTAAGCTAGATACTAGTAAGATAGCTAAGAGTAATACTACTTCGCATGCCAATATGGCACACCCAAATAATTCGCCTTTCTTCCAAGCCTTCTGGCAGGCTTATCCTCGACGCATCGGCAAGGGCGCAGCGCGTACTGCATTTGCTAAAGCACTCAAGCTCTCCCCAGCAGATGACATTATCCAAGGCGCGATTGCGTACGCTGCACACTGCGAGGAGATGGGCACCGAAAAACAATACATCCCGCACCCATCGACGTGGCTCAACGCAGAGCGGTGGGAAGATGACCTGGAGTCAGAGAGGGTCGAGACCAAGAAGACAATAGGATGGCTCAATGAACTATGAAGAACGCATATCATATCTCAAGGAGTGGCTAGGCAAAGACATGCTGTCCCGATTCAACATGCCACGCGACCTCGATCCCAAGATCGTAGCGATGGATGTGATCGAAGCAATCAATCGCAACATTCCTACCAACACAACCAAGGAGCAGATGGGCAATCTCGTCGCTTTCGTTACGAAAGAGATTGCCCAATCTGCGAAGACACGAACGCTGCCCTCAGTCAGAGAGTTTATCGAAGCCACCAAGAAGGCATCTGAGAGCCGCGGAGAGCGCCGTACAGCGCCAACTACTACATCTCTGGACGAGTACCACCTAAACGCCAATCGCATACGTCAGCGAGGCTCTGTCGCAGACATGTATTTGCGCAACCCACATCGCAAGAAACTCATCGAAGAGTACAACCTTACCGAAGAAGACTTCTATCCATACGACCAATGGCTTGCACAAGCTGCGCATAAGCAGTAAGATAGCCGCATAAGGAGAACCAAATGAAACGCACTGGATTTATTGGAGGGTCAGATTGTGTCCGCATTATGCAGGGCAACTGGCTGGAACTATGGCAGGTCAAGACAGGCCGTGCCGAATCAGATGACCTGAGCCGCAACATTGCTGTGCAGCTGGGTGTCTGGACTGAGAGCTTTAACCTGAGCTGGTTCGAGCATGAGCATGATGCTGTCGTTGGCAATCAGCAATACGAATATGAAAAGAACATTGGCGGCGTGCCAGTCAAAGGCACTGTCGATGGTATGTGGAATGGCGCAATCGTTGAGGCCAAGCACACCAACTCGATGAATAGCATGGATCGAGTAATCGAATACTACATGCCGCAAATTCAAACCTATGCACATCTTGCTCGTGCCGATGGCATCTGGCTGTCAGTAATCTTTGGCAACAGTAAGTGGGAGTCAGCCTATGTCGGCTACAACGAAGAGTATTTCAATTCAATGTGGGCGGTGGTGTCAGACTTCTGGGGTTACGTTGTTCGCAATCAGGAGCCGATTGGTATTCAAACGCCCACGGTCGGGATTGACAAGATTGAGGTGGACAACATGGTCCGTCGAGATGCCAGCACAGATAATGCCTTCATCAGCACGGCCCACGATTACCTCGAACACGAGGAATCAGCCAAGCTATTTGAGTCAGCCAAGAAAGACCTAAAGGCAATGGTAGCCAGCAATGAGCGTGAGGTTTATTGCAGCAGCCTGACCATCAAGCGAGACAAGCGCGGCTCACTGCGCATCACAACAAGGAAGTAACCCAATGAGCAACATGGATATCTGGAACAACCTGTCTGCATCAGACCCAAAGTATCTCAAGAAGATTAGCTTTGGTGCACGCAGCTTTACCGCTATCGATCCCCAGTACCAGGTCATGAAGATGACCGAGCAGTTCGGTCCAGTCGGAGAAGGCTGGGGATGGCACAGCACAACCGAGATCGTGAACGTATCTAACGGAGACAGCGCAGTCCTTGCTCATGTCACCGTATGGCACGGCTCACCCGGTAATTCATTCGGCGCCTTCACTGGCTGCCGTAAGTTCTTTGATGCAGCCAAAGGTCGTATGGCCGAGGATGCACCGAAGATGGCCGTCACTGATGGCCTCACCAAAGCGTTGTCCCACATCGGATGCGATGCTGATGTCTTCCTTGGGAAGATGGATGGCAACAAATACGATCAGGGCGACAAACCACAATCCAGCACAGGCTGGTAACAAGGAGCCAGAAGCATGGCAAACGACTACGATAACACAGACCGAGGCGCAGCCTTTGCACCATTTCCAACACAGGCATTGATCCTTCAAGGCAAGGTCAATGATCGAGGCAATGATCGAAAGATTACCCTGGTCAAAGACCAAACACGCGATGGCAAAACAATCATCGAGGTCTATGAAAAGGTCGGTGTTCTTTTCGAGAACGACAAGAAAGGCAACGAAGCAGCGCCAGATTACACCGGACCATTAGGTGATACACGCAGGCTTGCAGCGTGGCGCAAGATGAAAGACGATAAACCTTACATGACCTTCAATGTCTCTGACAAACAGCAAGGCCAACAACAGGCATCGTCAGCAGGAACGCCATTCAATGATGGAATTCCATTCTAACTAACAACGGCGGGGCTTAGTCCCCGCCACCTTAGGTGACACATGACAGATACAGGCAACCAAGCACTCAAGATGTTAGCTAAAAAACTAGAGGTTCTGCGCGACGACTCGATCAGCCGCCAAAGAGATAACCTCAAGCAATACATCGAAGAGTGTATGTCTCTCTTAGAGATTGTAGAAAGAAACAAATGAACCGAGACACCGCGCTACTCACAGCCAAAACAATAATCAACGGGGATCGTCAGGATTCATATGGACAGGCAGATGCTAACTTTGAGCGCATCGCTATACGCTGGTCGCAGCTCTTAGGTATTAATATTAAACCATGGCAGGTCGGTGTTATGATGGCTGATCTTAAGCTAGCCAGGTTAGCTAACGGAGCGCACCAAGATAGTTTCGTAGATGGCATTGGATATCTCGCCCTCGCAGCAGAACTGTCTGAGCAATAGCCTGGTTAAATATTAACCTTAACCCTACTAACCTCACCAAGATTACGATGATAAGTAATCCCTTGGAACTGCGCTCGAGCTGAGTAAGCATTACTTGCAGCGTAAGCATCCCGAGCTGTAACCGCTCGCAACTGCTCAACCTGAACCCCGCCAATGTCCTGCATCTTACTGTGGTGCAAGTGCCCAGTAAAATAATACCGATGCCTAGTTGCGCCCCACATCTCAGGCCACTCATCAGCCAGGTGCATTACAAGCCGCTCAGCTTTAGCCTTGTCACCGTGCTGCGATGCTAACAAACACAATCCAAACTGGTGAACAAAGAACTCGCCCGGGCGCTTTTGCACATTGATCCGGCTGTCATCGCGATATCGCTCAGCCAAAGCAAACATAACAGCAAGGTAAGCGCTTTCGTCGTGGTTGCCTCGCTGTATTACAACAGTAACCTTATCATGCTTCTGAACTGCCATTTCAGCAGCGCAAGCAATAGCATGGATAGCAGACTCAAGGTTTCGATAGTGACGGCTGTCTACATCGAGCACATGCTTTGAAGCAGGGGTCATGTTCGTGTTGTCATTGGCGTGCAGCAAATCACCTAACGCAATAATGATTGCTTCCGATGATGCAGGAGAAGCATGAACACACTGGCTAATGCCAGACTGAATACGATCTACAGCAATGTCAGTGTCGTAAGCCTCGCCTGTTTCCTTCGCCCAAGCACGCATACCAATATGAGCATCGGGAACTGGATAGACTGTAAGCAGGTCGCTGTCACTTGGACCTGGCTGTTTGGGCGGCAGCTCAATCGCTGGTAAACCTGTAAAATAATCTTTGATCTGATCTAAAGTGTTGGTCGTATTATCTTCTTTAGGCTGCTGAAAGTACAGCGACGCCCCGTCAGTTTTTACCCATCCACTGTGCAGAATCCCAATGTCCTGCATGCCGACTTCCGACATTGCGCCTTGCACTGACGGGTCTGTTTGTACGTACCGTTCTGCGCGTGCTATTAGATAGCGAATAGTGCTTTCGTTTTTACCAAGCCTTCGGGCAATTTCTCGTTTCCCGATGCCTTGCTGATGCATATTATATGCTTCGCTTTGATCAGGTGTCACATCGATTCTCCCTACATAAGCTCGAAGTGGACCGCATCTAAAAACGGGCGACGACCTTCTGATCTGCGGAGATCAATGTAAGCATTCATTGCCTCCTCCATTGTCCCATCCCATTTGCGAATGTCCGGTATGTGCCAAGCTGCGCCCCAACGAATAGCGCAACCAACTTCTTTCGCACCTTCCTTCATAGCATCAGCAACTTCATCATAGAGATTCAGCTCCCATGATCCACGCGATCCAATGTAACACATGACATCGACAGCGTTGCCCTCGAGGTGCTTAGACTTCATCGTTTGAGATGCACCCTTAGCAACCAGCTTTTCTTGCTCAGCTATAGTGCGCAGACCTTGAATAACACCAAAGTCAATCTTGGTCACAGTGATTGCGTGCTTGACCACAGCAACCAAATCTTCATCGACGCCAGCTAGCTTCTTTAGACTGCGTGCAGATAATTTGAATGTCATTTTTTCTTCCGATCCATAAAGCCTTCAGCAGCACCAGCACCAAAGTAAAAACCAAGAATAACAATCATGGCCCAGCCAATCTGAAAGTCTTCTAAAACTTGCTGTACTTTGTCAGCGTCAGTCACACGATCCATCAACGTAAAGCCAAGCACCATGGCAAAGCACGTCAAGTAAACCAAAGTAAATGAGAAGGCGATTACACGCTGCGCTAGTTTGAACGGGGCATAAGCACCCATGATATCAACCTTAGCTTTTGTCTTAGCTGCAATCTCTTCTTCTGTCGAAGTGTGGAAGCTATCGACAAGATCGAGCGTAGATTTAACCACGTCTCCCGATCCGAATATCTTACCTAGTATTCCTGCCATTACCATTTCTCCTGTCTCTTACCGATAATAAAAATGACAAAGCCGATGAGACCAATGCCAGATAGAACCACCACCAGACCAAGGCTCCACTCCAGAATAGCCTGCTTAATCTCAGCCTTGCGGTACATAGTTTTCTGGCGGTCCTTACGAACCTGCGCCTCGATTGCCAGTAGCTCGTTCCAAGCTGATTGACCAAACGAGAACTGAATGTATTGCTTGATCTCGGCACGGAGAGCCTCCGCCTGTTTCTTCTTAGCAAAGATGTCCATGGCAGATGGACCCTCACCGCCGAACAACACGGCGTACCAGGGCGGGTTCTCACTGCGCTTATGAGCAAAATCTAGATCGCTTACAGCACCAGCAAACTTAGCCAGGTCAGACGAGATACCGCCGATGTCCTTGCCAAGTTGGATGCCCTTCTTGATTGCGGCCACAGCCGTTTGCGCTGCTGCAAAGGCTGTGATCGGATCAATCATCTTAGTTAGACACCCGGACCTGATCGCTGCGTATCAAGAAGTCGCGCCACATTGGCTTAATCATGTTGTAGTTTTCTTCAACACGATACGACACCAACTGAAGCTCAGCGTTCATGACGTA